CTTCGAGAACGGAACCAAGCACTTCGACAAATGAGCGCACCTAAATACTACATCGGCAAGTACAAGGGCATCGAAGCAATGGACGTGGTACTGGACTTTCAAGAGGATAACTACAACCTCGGAGTTGCAATCGCCTATTTGCTCCGTGCAGGCAAGAAGCAAGACAACCCGTTAGAGCAAGATATTGAGAAAGCAATAATTCACTTGCAACGTGAATTAAAGCACCAGCGGAATAAAAAAGCGGAGGGTGGCTACGGCGAGGGTGGTTTGTGACACACGCATAGAAGTCACCTTGGGCAAGGTTCCTTCGCTTAACCAGTTCTACTCGTCAAAGCATTGGATTGTACGCAAGAAGGCCAAGGACAAGTTTGTTGCCGAGGTTCTGGAACAATTAGCAGGATACGATAAATTCAAATTCAGTTCACTGGTAGTAAACCTTGAACACAACTACGGCTACGATAACGACAACTGTATTATGGCCATTAAGTTTGCCTTGGATGGTTTGCGTAAGCACGGAGGCGTACAGGACGACACGGCTCGGTTTGTTACAAAAGTTTCCATATTTAGAAACTCCGAGATAGAAAAGAATACTGGCAAAGTAATTTTTTTTGGTGAATGTTTGTGGTATTGATTTTTTACATATCTTTGAACCATTAACCAACACACTCACTTTATGGAATACACCTTCCGAACGAATTGGTCTCAAGATGGGGCCGCCCAAATGGTGGAGTTTCTGCAACACCGCATTGAGGCCCTTGCCTCACGCAACGAGTTCCTCGAAGCAGAAAACGAAGTATTAAAACGAACCTTAATTAACGAATTGCAAAATGGCTAAAATCACCAGCATTACCCCCACTGGACAGTGGAACGAGTTTTTCAAGTTTGAAGTACGCTTCGACGATGGCGACTTCGGAACGACTTTCGCAAAGTCCACAACCCCTCCTTACGCAGTAGGTGACGACGTTACCTACACCAAGAACGAGAAGGGAACCATCAAGATTCAAAAAGCAGGATTCCAAAACAACTACACCGCTCCGTTTGCAAAGAGCGCAGCAGGTAACGACGACCGTGGTAAGTCCATTATCCGTCAGGTTGCTTTGAAGTCGGCTGTTGAAATGTCAGCGGCTTACGTTTCACAAGGCGCAACTATTCCAGTAGAGAAGATTTTTGAGCTTGCCGATAAGTTTAATGCTTGGATGCTCAACGAGCAGAAAGGCGCAAGCCACGAGGAACACTTCGCTCCACGTGTAGAAGAAAGCAGTCCTTTTTAGTGTGTGTGTTTTTAGGACTGCAAGGCCCCTCTTCGGAGGGGCTTTTTTTTGCTTTGAGTTTTTTGTATTGAAATTTTGTTTACTTTTGACCAAACACACAGAATGAGACATCCAGACATTTTAACCAACGAAGCGGTACTGCCGTTTCTGGAACGAGCAAGGGCGGGAAAGTATTTCGATACTGGCAAGCTCGGAAACCCGAAGATAGACGAATACCTACGTTTCAAGGACGGGGAGTTTATCGTTGTAACTGGCCACGCCAACGTAGGTAAGACGCATACGCTTATTTACCTTATGCTTATGCAGAGCCAGAACTACGAGAAGAAGTGGTTGGTCTATTCAGCAGAAAACGAGGTACACTCACTCAAAAGAAAAATGATTGAGTTTCTTGCCTGCGCTCCGATTCAGCAAATACCAGAACACGTTATGTATCGCCATCTTGACTTTGTAAACGAATACTTCACGTTTATAGATGGCAACAAGCTGTACGATGCCTTTGGCCTATTGAAGGTAATGGAGGAAATCAAAGAGGAATGGGACTACACTGGTGCGCTTATTGACCCGTACAACTCTTTGTCAACAGACCAAAAGAAACTTGGCAAGACAGGGATGCACGAATACCACTACGAGGTGGCCTCGGCTATTCGGGTGTTCGCCCACAAGAACAACGTAACAACAGTCGTAAACACACACCCAGTTACCGAAGCAATGCGTAGAACGTTTCCGCAAGGCCATCAATACGCAGGGCTTCCAATGCCCCCAATGACTTCGGATATTGAAGGAGGGGGTAAGTGGGGCAACCGTGCCGATTGCGTTCTTGTGGTTCACCGTATGGCCCAACACCCGACCGACTGGTTATTTACCGAGCTGCACGTGAGAAAAACAAAGGAAATGGAAACAGGCGGACGACCTACTCCGCTGGGTGACCCTATCCGTATGGAATCAATTAGAGGTAACGTTGGATTTAAGATAGATGGCTATAACTTGCTCGACCAACAGACACCAGTACAAATTACCTTAAATGACACCGATGCACCATTCTGAAGACGCTTGGGAGATTCACGTCAGAGACAAGATTCTACGAGTTAATGATGCTATCCTTTGGATAAACCAAATAGCGGTAGACAACCCGACCGAGACCGTAATTGTTGACCATTTGCTTTCGCTTTGGAAGGCAACGCAAATGCTCGAAGATATGGTCGACCTTAAAAGGACGTTAGACGTGAGGGTACTCGAAGCCCGTTTGGATAACTCTAAATTGCGCTACGACCTAAACCAGTCGCTTATACAACTTGACCAAGCAAAAGCCGAAATCCTAAAACTTCAAGAGCAACTAATATGAGAGGCGATTTTATACCCCTACCGTTTGACATTGACGAAATCTTTGAAATAGACCAGAAGCGTTTTGTTGTCCTTGACTACCGCCGTGCAAGCAACTGGAAGGACTGGGGAGCGTGGATGCTTATACAAGACGAGCAAGGCAAGACCTACAACGTGCCTCTGTTACACGTACTAACGCAACGCCAGATGGGCAAGGCACAATACCGAGGTAAGCGATGAATTACAAAACATTTTGTGACTATATTCAGTACGAAGACGATGGAACTCGCAAAGCAAGAAACGTGGTAGTACGCTCGGCTTATTGCAAGGCGTTCCGACCTATGTACACGCTAACGGAGCTTGGGTTCCAATTAGGCAAAGACTATTCAACAATAATTCATTACGAGAAGTTGCAATACAGACGCAACCCCTTTTATGAATCCGCATTAAAGTCGGCCTTGCATATTCGAGGTGAGTTACCAAAGCAAGAAGCGACCGAAGAAAAATCGGTAACCAATGTACTTAATTATGATTATTTGGTTAAAGAGAATGCAGAATTGAAGCAACAGATAACGTATCTAAAAGCCAAGCTGCAACAAATAAACCAGATAACCAATGAATTTTAATATCGGATTTTACCCTATTTACGGCGTTTTACTTGGATTCAACTGGTCTAAAGTAGAACTGGACGACATCGAACTTCACCAGATACAGATACCCTTGTTTATCTTTATCCTCGAAATCGAATGGGAGAACTACTTGAACGATTAGCAGAACGCCACTCCGACTGGATTCGGATGGCTAAAAGTTTTGGTGCGGACTACGATACCGCCCAAGACCTCGTTCAAGATATGTACATAAGACTGTACACCTACGTCAAGGACTTTGAGAAGATTCGCTATGGCGAAGAACCCAACACCTTCTTCGTTTATATTACGCTTCGGAACCTTTACTTGCGCCAGCAGCAACAGGCGGCTAAATTCGTATCTATTGAGGAGTTTGACGATATAGACGAAATGCACGACCTTGACTCGGATTTGGCCTTTACGGAACTTGCCGAAGCAGTAAAGGTCGAGATAGCAAAATGGGACTGGTACGATAACAAGCTATTCACCCTGTACCACGATTCAAACGTTTCAATGCGTAAGTTGTCTAACGACACCAAAATAAGTTTGCGTTCAATTTATCACACTTTGAAAAATGGCAGAGAACGAATTAAAACCAGCTGCGAAGCCGAGTACCAAACGTGGTCGAAAGCCAAAAGGTCTCGGTGACCGCATTGAGCAGTTTACCGAAGCCACTGGCATTAAGGCGGTAGTCGATTGGTTTAGCGATACTACTGGCGTGGACTGCGGATGCGAAGCCCGTAAGGAGAAGCTCAACAGATTATTCCCAAGCAAGAATCCAAAATGCTTGGAACAGAAGGAATACGAATGGCTTACCGAGTTCTATGCACGGTACAAGTCCTCAATGAGTTCACAAGACCAGAAGCAAATCGCAAAGATTCACGCTCGTATTTTTAACCACGCCTACCATATCCCCTGCGGTTGCAATCCTAAACTTTGGAAGCAATGGATTGAGGAATTGCGTAGCGTTTACTCCGAGTATGAAGTATAGTGCTGGTAAATTTGTTCAGTCGGCATACGATAGGGACGACAGGTGGGGTATTTTAATCGTAACCGAGTGGCTGAAATCATTTGGCAGCAGGTTTGAAATCATTGAAAAAGAAAAAGAGGACTATAAGGTTGACCTTGTTGCATTTGATAACGAGAAAGGAAAAACAATTTCATTTGAGGTAGAGGTTAAACACAAATATCCTTTCACGAGTGAGGAATCTTTCAGGTTTGACACTGTCAGCTTTTTGGGTCGCAAAAAAAAGTATGGCGACTTCTATTATGTTATTGTGTGCGGAGAAACAAAGTCGCTCCTTATGGCTCATTCGAGCGTTATTTACCAAGAGGGCTATCGTGAGTTGAATAAGGTATCAACAAACGAAAGAAGCGGATTAGACGAATTTTACAGAGTACCAAAATCTAAATGTAAATTTTATGCCACTACCAACCCCTAAATCCAAAGAAGACCAAAAGGAGTTTATCAATCGTTGCGTCACAGACGATACGATGCTAAAAGAATACCCTCGGAAAGACCAGCGATTAGCCGTGTGTTATACGCAATGGAAAAATAAATAGTCCTTCGGGGCTATTTTTTTTGCCTCAATGTTGTATGTGTTGAAAATTTTATATCTTTGGTGAACATTAAACACACACACAATGAAACTATCCACCGACCGCATAATTGAGAAGTACAACTTCTGGGTTTCCAAAGCTGCAATAGCTTCAACTCGTACAGATAAAAAGAACGCTGTTGAGATGAAGAATGTGTACGCTACTATGCTATTTCAACGCAATATTCAATTCTAAACACACACAATGAAAAACAAACTGATTAACTGGTTTCAAGACGTGACCGTTTGGCTCGCTTGGTATTTGATTGTAAGCACAGCGTTGCTTGCCATTTTTATTGTTCCATCCTACATCGCACAAGTGCTATGCAAGTAACCTACACCGACCTTATGTACGAGGCCGAGAACCAAGGCCTTGCACCCGAAGACATCGCAGGCGACTACTTCGATGTATTTGCCGCTTGGGCAGGATTTAAGACTGTACAAGATATGTTTAGCTGGCGTTTGGACGTTGTCGATGCTTACGGAATTGGAGACGTTGACCAGCACCCGTACCAACCAGCAATGGTAGAGGGCTTTAACTGGGAGCCGTTGTACGAACGAGCAATGGAGCAGGATTTTAACTACTTACACTTTTAATTATGACACTTACCGACCTATTTGTAAAAATTGCATCCGAACACGGAGCAAGAATCGACCAAAAAGATATTGACTTCTTGAAGCGAATTGAAGAATCCGACAAGGAAATAAACTACCAGCGTGGCTTTAACGAGGCATTGCAACTGGCATTAAACGCTAAATAATGAAAATAATTGAACTATTAGACGGAAGCACTTGGGATAGGGCAACCGTTATGGAGAAAATGATGGAGGACTCATTTTACTACGGCTACCTTTCAAAGGCTGCCCTTTCGTCCTCGGCTTGTAAACTATTGCTCCAGTCACCCAAGACGTACCACTACGTCACAAAGTACGGACAAGAAGAATCCGATGCCTTCTCGGTAGGGCGTTTGGTTCACCTAATGGCCTTGGAACCGCACCGAGTTGATGAGTACGATATTATTGACGTACAGAGCAAGAATACGAATATGTGGAAGGAGGCCAAAGCAAGAGGCGGCCAAATAATTACAAAGAAGGAATACAACGAAGCAAGACGCATCGCAGATGCCCTGCTACGCAACGAATCCGTCCTCGGTTACATTCAAGGATGCCAATTTGAGGTTCCTGCTATTGGAACGATAGAGGGCGTACCTTTCCGAGCAAAAGCCGACATATTAGGCGACAACTTTATTGCAGATTTGAAGACAACTCAAGATTTGCGAGCTTGGCCGTTTTCAGCTCGAAAATATTGCTATGATATGCAAGCGTACATCTACACTCGCATCTTCGGCGTGCCGATTGATAAGTTTATATTTATTGCAATCGACAAGGCGAGCTTGGACGTGGGCATTTACACGGTTAGCCCTGCGTTTATTGAAGAAGGCGAGAAGAAGTTGCAAGAGGCGATTTCCATATACAAGGAGTTCTTTATGGGCGTGGAGGAGCCAGAGTTAGACAACTACACTATTGTTGGGCAGTTATGACCGATATAACCAAATGCACAGGCAGGGGATGCGACCTTCGGGAGACCTGCTACCGCTTCACGACTCCTGCTGGTATGCTTCAATCCTACTTTATGACCTCGCCAATTAAAAAGGGTGAGTGTGAAATGTATTGGAACACCAACGAGAAATGAAAGCAACACTCGAATACAACTTGCCAGACGACCAGATAGAGTTCGACTTGGCAACATCCGCTTCTAAAATGCACTCCGTGCTTTGGGAATTAGACCAATGGCTTCGTAGTAAAACCAAGTATGCACCAGACGGAACCTCGGAGGGTGAATTGAAGGCGTACTATGTCTGCCGTGAACAACTGCGGGAGTTAATGAATGACAACAATATAAACTTATGAGCTGCGCTAATTACACCTATGTAGAAGACGAGGAAGAGAAACGCCTCCGTATTATTATTCGTAACGGAAATTCTGGAGAACATTATGAAGAAGCACACGAAGATTTACCTCAAAGCGATGGGGTTAAGCCCTGTTGAGTTTATCCCTTGTGAGGTTTGCAACAGGCGAGCTGTAGACATTCACCATATCGAGCCAAGGGGTATGGGTGGTAGCAAGACACGAGACGTAATCGAGAACCTTATGGCTCTATGCCGTGAATGCCACCACGAAGCCGACTTTGGTGTTGAGTTATCCAAGGACTTCTTGAAGGCCGTACATTTGAAAAAAATACCACAATGATTCATATCGTTACCCCTTGCTCACGACCAGAGAACCTCGAACACTTACGGGAGTCGATTCCTGCTGGTTGCACTTGGACGGTCTTTATGGACTACTCAACTAAAAAGAAAGAAGTACCCAAAGGCGTTAAAGTGGTTCGCTCTAACCTTGGCGGGGCGTTTGGAAATCCGCTCCGCAATATGGCACTTGACTACCTGCAAGCGTCCGCAAGCGATAACGACTACATTTACATATTGGACGACGATAACATAATTCACCCGAACTGGTACGAAGCCGTCAAGGACAGCAAGGAGGACTTTGTAAACTGGGCGCAATGCTTCCGCAACGGAGACCCACGCCTTCACGCTACCGAATCCC